TCAGGCTTCATAACGTCAGGCTCTGCAGGGATACCTTCTTCTTTCATAAATTGTGTTAAGGGATCTTTGTTATCCCCACGTACTGTTCTGATGTAAAAATCATTATGTCTAGCATGAATACCTGATGCAGAGTCAGTTAACTGAGACACAGTACCACTTGGCTTTACACAAGTAATAGCCGTACTTCTCGGTATACCAATAGCATCTGCATATTCTTTGTTAGTCTTTATTGCCACTTGTTTCATCTCTTGTAACCAAATCTTTGAATCAGTTGTCTTAGACAGTACATAATGATCCATGATACCAGTTAATGAAACACCAAGCAAGCGTTCTTCTTCAGTATTTGTTTTCCATATCTTACGTAGATACTTCAGATCTGTAAGAGTAGACTGAAATGTACCTAGCATTGTAGCAACACGTACCTTAGATTGAAGGCTCAGTAAATCATCGTTTTCACGTACGACCACTTCAGATAAGTTACAGAATTGATAAGGTCGGAGTATGATCTCACTACATGGGTTCGTACCCCACATGTGACCTGTCTGTCTTCTACCACTCTTAGCTACCTGATCGTCGGCAGCCTTACGATTGAACATGCCACGCTCACCTGACTTAGACTCGTACAGAGATAACCATTCTCTCATGTAAGTTTCCATAGCAGGCTTACCTTTGTAGGCTACAGAGTTATTTGCTAATGCTCTTTGACCATTGTTGTTCCACCACTCACCTGATTTAGCGTGAGCCATTTGATCATCATTTAGGTTAGATAAGCTAATCAAAGCAGATCGTCTTACACCACCTACAACTACAACCTCACCTACCTTGCACATGATATCGTGGCACTCAACAGGAAATAACTTTCTACCTGTAGCACCCTTGAATTTCTCAATAGTGAACTTAAATAAGTTAACCAACGGATCAGCACCTGATGCCCTGCCACCCATAATTTTCAACCTTGCACCCGCAGGTCGTACCTTTGATACATCCCAAGAAGGTATCATTCCTGAATAAAGTAAAGCCACAAGCTCACGATATGCTTTCGCCCACCCTGCTTTACTATCTTCCACAACAATAACAACTTCAGACTCTTGCATATTCTCACTGATTAGAGGTAGCTTATCTACGTTCTCTCGTTCTACAGAGAAACCTACACCTGTACCACACATAAGAATGTACATAGCTTCATCAAAACTACGTGGACTATCTACTGGTAGGTAGCTACAATTGTACCCACAAGTGTTATCTCTTTTGAGTGCATCTCCTGCAGTCATCATAGCTCTCATCGATGGCATAACTCTCAAGTCACTAATGTACTCGTGTATTATCTCTTTATCAACTCTGTCCATCTTGTAGTTGTGCTTTTCTAAGAGAGTGTCTTCCATAAAGTTTACATATCTTGAAACTGTCTCTAACCAGTTCTCTCTTCTACCTTCATCATCCATCCACCTAGCATACCTAGACTTGTGTATAAACTCCTGATATGAAGTTGGTAACATATTAGACGCCATTATATTCTTCTCCTACTTTTGTTTCAATTAAACGGTTTAGATACCACCGTGCTTTTTCTAAATCTTCTACTCCATTCTTGTACTTGTATCTGCATATGTACTTCAAAATGTTGCCTTGAAGATATGTTTCAAATCCATCTCCTGTGACAGATTGAATTATGTCTATGGTTTCAATGCCTGCCTTATTATAGTGTGCAGGACTATTGACCATATCTGTTTGTTCCTCTACTTCCTTAAGTCTCATCTTCATATATTCCAAATGTCTCATTACTGATCGTTACCAAAATCCACTTTAATTACATTCTCAGGAATGTCAAGCATTTCTCCTGTATCTTGTTGATATTCTACTTTGAGTTCTTTGGCCGCAAAGTTAAACTCTATCTCAGATTCTCCACAACGAAACACTTCATCACCTCGTCTACGTAGCAAAGCCATGACACCCTCGTGCATGATTGATGCAACAGAGTGATCATCAAATGTCTTGTACTTCTTGCCTGTCGTATCGTAGGCTACCAAGTGAAACTGATCATCAGGCATCTCAGATATGATTATGTAGTACTTGTCTTTCTCCAAAGACATAAGTGTGTTCATGTCATCTTTTTTCATTCTTGAGCCACTCCATAGGTATTGTTTTTTCTGCCCACCTATAATTGTGCTTAAGACACCAATCAGCGTAAGTGGTTTTACTTCCTTTGTAGATCTTGTTCCGTGCATTCATAAACACCATACGGATGTCTAAGTCTTTGTGTTGCTCTTTTATGAGAGCCATCTTAACTCTGTCTGCTTTATCAAACTCACCTTTAGCTTCGATGTATATGTTAGTTACAGGGATGTAGAAGTCAGGAGTGTAGGTACGTATCTTAGGTACGTATGTTATCTTCTTCTTCTCGTACTCAAATTTTATTTTATTATGTATCAGCTTTTTAGCTAGAGACAATTCAAAATTAGATCTGTATCCTGCATTACGTTTAGCCACTATATTATCCCCTGTCGGATTTTCCAGTTCAATGATTCTAGGCGTTTGCTGATATACCCTGCCGTCTTCGGGGATTGTTTTTCTAGTATAGTAAGCTCGTCTAGAAGGGGATATATCGGCACACATAAAATCTTTCCGTAATTTAAACTGTAGTTAATTGTTTGGAATTCATTCTCCACTTTCACGATATCCCTAGCTTCTGTCTCAGGCGTTAACGCTCCATGCTCTGAGAAGTTATCTTTCAAAGTTAACGGTATACCTCTGTCATGTTGCCTAAGAAATGTAATGTCTCTACCGCCACCAATACCTTTGTGAGACTCTATGTAAAGATGATACAAGTTCTCATTCAACTCAAGTAGCTTAGTTTCATAGTTATCTACGTAGATTGCTGGCACTACAATTCTTTCTTCTTCAAGACATCATACCATATCTTAGGTGCGGTCTTAGCCTTTGATGTTACCTTCGGATGCAACTGTGCTTTTGACCAACAATGTGATCTGTATCCACACATGCTACATATCTTAGGTAGCGTCTTGTTGCCTGTTCGTATCTGTTCCCCTTTTACTTTGTACGTTTCAAACTCAGACTTAAATGGTTTTACAAAGTCAGGATTAGGGTCAAGTAATCTCTTTACTCGTACCTCTGCATCTTTCATATATTCTTTTCTATCTTCTTCTTGCCACTCAGGTGCTTCAACCATAGCTATCTCACCACTTGACTTATTGACAACTATCCACCCACCAAAAGGTAACCCTGTAGCTTCACCATACAGATGACCTTGCATGACATAGCCAAATGGATCTTCTTCCTTTATCTTGTCGTAGCCACCATACCCTGTGTACTTAAACTTATATGCCCACTCGCTAGCTGACTTAACATCCCACACCTTATCTGTGCCTGACTCATCTCTTACGATAAGATCGAGTGTACCTGTAATCTTTTTACCTGCTATCTCTAGCTCAACTGATTTTTGTTTGTCTATGATTTCTACGTCAGCTTGTTCCATTATAAGTACGACCACTGATTCAACAAGGTCGCCAAACATAAAACGAAACAGAGCATTGTAGTCCATCTCTTCTTTGATGCCTTGCCTATCTAGCAATTGCTGACACAGAGGTCTACCTAAGCCTGACATACGTATACTGAACTCACGCTTCTTATTTAGTTGCCTATCTACGGAGTCCTTGCATTCTTGTGCGAAGTCTTCAATAGCACTAGGGGAGATCGTGACTTCCCCCCTAGTTGCTTTTTGCATGTAGTCTTGGATTTTAAGCAGATTTAGCATTGAAATCAGCCGACAAGTCCTGTTCCTCACTAGGAGAAATGAGTTTCTGAGCTTCTCTGAACTGATTAAGAACATTCTCATTGTGACCTTTGACAGTCTGTGAGAAATCTTTCATCAATGCCTTATCGTCTTCCGAGACTTGTACTTCCGAATGGAGAGTCGGAACTGGTACATAGTAGATAACTGAACCTGACTTGACCTTGCTTGTTGCCAACTTCATAACAACCTTTTGCATGATCTTCTTCTGCCTAGTTAAGCTCTCTATAAAATTGCTGATAGGTTTGAACCCTGATCTTTTGAAGTAGGATACGAAAGGTTTATCCTTGATCTCGACCTTAGTTCCATCAGCCTTTGCAAAGTCACCAGTTATTTGACCATAGATAACTTGGTTGCAAACTGCAGACCGTGACTTTACTTTAAGCGGGTCATCATCTTTAAGAAGTTCTTCTTCTTTAGCTGACAATCTACCACACTTATTCCCCGCTAGGGTGTCAGGGAATTCTCCTGCTAATGTTGGTTTTTGCACAGACTTACAAACAAATGTTTGTTGCTCCATGTCATATACGCTCCATTCAAATGTACGTAAGATAGGTCTTACAAGTACTTCTTTAGCGTAGATAAACTCACCATCGACAAACATCTTCCATGAGCCACGTGTAAATGTTACACCATCATCTGTCTCTGTGTCATAGTTTATGTTTAGTCTAGGTAGTCCTACATTGCTTGTAGCTTTCGCTTGTCCTGTAAGTTCCATAAATGTAGATGTATCATCATCGTTAAATGCTGATACTAATTGATCCATTTCGTTTCCGATTACTAGTTCATTTGTTTCCATTTCATTTTCCTTTTTAGTTTTATTTAAAATGTAATTTGAGCTTACTATTTAATTTCAGTAAGGTCAAGCCAATTATTACCTATTTTTAATTCTATTCCTATTGGCATGTCGTACTCTAAGCCATACCTAGCTTTCGAGCCGTCAGAAATAGACAACATGGCTTCAGAAAGTACCTTCACACACTGATCTTTTTCATCAGGATGTACGTCAAGTACTATTGAATCATGTACTGTGTTGCATATAACTGACTTCATATCTAATTCTCTCATCACCTTATCTAGCTTAACTAAGGCAATGGGCAGTAAGTCAGCCGTTGCAAATCCTTGTACGGGGTAATTACAGATAGCCGTTCTGTTTGTGGCTGCCCCCCACTCAGTCCACTTGGCATCAGGGAAAGCATAGGTGCGACCTGAAGGTAATTTTATCTCTTTGGTCTTGACTGCTTCTTTCTCTAATTCCTTGTGCCAATCAGCAACCTTCTCATACTTCTCTTTAAACGCCGTGTAGTAGGCTTGTTGTGCGGGAGTACCACTGACCCCACCATAGAGAGGTTTGAACGTGTGTGCCTTTGCATCCTGCCTAGAACACCCTATTATCGATGCAGTGTAGCTATGGACATCAGTTCCCTTGAGAACATCGTCGTAAGCTTGTGGATCTCGTGCAAGAAACCCTGCTACTCTGAACTCCAACTGAGAGTAATCTCCCTCAAGTATGTAGCCACCATCGAATCGACTTTCGACCACTTTACGTATGGCAAAGGTAGAACCACGTGGCATGTTTTGAAAGTTGGGATTACGACTAGATAGCCTACCAGTAGCCGTGACACATTGCATGAACTCAGGATGAATGAAGTTATCATCATCTGCATTGTTCTTCATGCCCTCGACAAAGGTAGATAGGTAGGTGCGAATAGCATTGTATCTTGAGTAGGCTACACAGAACTCACGTGCTTCACCACTTAGTTCAGTTGATCTATCTTCAAGAGTAACCTTATCTGTCTTGAACCCTGCAGATGCTACATCTTTTGGATTACGAGGTATGATCTTAAAACCTGCTACCTCATTGGTGCTTTGATAGATAGTACCTTTACCTTTGCATGGCTTGCATATCCGTAATGCTTTACTTGGTTCACCATTCTTATTGACAGGTCTGACACGACCATGACCTAGACAACCTGCACACATCTGTCCCACAGTTTTGTACACGATATCAGTCATGTTACGTACATTACGAATGAAATCATTCTTCTTCATACGTGTACGTAGTTTAGGTTTGATTGTGTTACCTCGCATCTCATGCCCAAGATTAAATGTAACTGACCACAGAGTTTTATCTTTTACTTTGCGAGAGTACAACAACACACTACGATCATCAGGACTAGATAGGTTGATAGGTGTATCCCCCATTGCTTCCTTTGCCATAGTCTGTAGTTTGTTTTCTAGGTAGGATAGTTCCTCGTTGTATTCTTTCTCTATCTCATCTAAGGTATCTAAGTTTACCTTAAGTCCATTCATCTCGATGCGAGTGAGGACGTTTGTCATTTCAAGCGAAAGTTTTAGTGTTGGTATAAGTGTCATTAAATAGTTCTCCAAATGTTGTGCCAAAGGCTTCAAGTTGTTTTACTGCCACTTCTTCTGTAGCAATCACGTCTGCTATACCATATTCTTTCACGATGTCATAAGGTATATCATAGAATGTTTTACCATCCTTTAGATAAGGTGCAACCAAATCTTTTTCTTTTTGTGTCACGCCATATCTTTTTGCAAGAGAGTCAAGACTAAGTGACCATCTTCTTGCTTTAGCTAAGATGTACTCAGCCACCATAGTGTCGTACACGTGACCATCATACTTAAAGCCACATGCTCGTACCCAAGTTAAATCAAACTTGAGGTTCTGTCCTACAAGAACATCAGTCTTATCTAAGGTAGCCTGCATGTTTGCAAACCAATCTTCCCCTACTGATGCTCTCTCATCTGAGTGATAGACAAAATCGTAGCCTACCTCATCTTCACCTAGCCACTTATAACCGATGGATACAAGCCTATTATTAAAATAAGGCAAAGCAGTAGTGCCACCAGATCCCTTTGTTTTGTGAGTTGTTTCGACATCAAGTGTCAACACGTTTAGTTGTTCTACCATTTCTTCTCCTATCTGTATGTATTGAATGGCAATTAGCACAGAGAACTCTGCACTTTCTTACTTCTTTAATTAAATTATTTATACTGTTTAAGACCATGTGGCTAACTTGCCTAGTTTTGTTACCTATGTGATCGAATTGTAAAGCGAGAGGATTATCTCTGTAACCACAGATGTTACATCCACATTTCATCTTTATGTAGTTCAGCCAATACCTTCTGCGTTTCGCTCTATAATTAAGTTTAGGTCGGCTCATTAGTAGTAGACTCCTCTGTGTACATCTATCTGAGCATTAATCATACCATGCCACCCGTTGATCTTGTTCTTGGATATACAGATATGCCTGACAATGTTATCTACCTCACTTGATCCCGTCTTACCAATTCCTATGATAACGTCAGCTTCACCTGCCTTACCAGTTCTAGAATTGTCTAACATAGAGTAGTCAATAAATTGACGATCATGGGCATCGTAGCTAGCCTGACTGACTGCCCATATAAGTAATTGATTTCGCTTGGCAATTTCTCTTGCTGTTACATAAGTCTCTTTGAGTCGCTCGTCACCACGATTGTACTGACCATCAACACGGAACTTATCTAGCTGATCACAGAACATGACATCAGGTTTATTGAGCTTGGCATACTCATCCATCTCCTCTACAGATGTACCAACTGAATCCATGATTGTTAGATAAGGTTCAATCTCAAAATGATATCGTTCAAGTAGTTGATCTTTTTGCATAACCATTTCTTCTCTTGTCAACTCAAAGAAAGACTGAATGATACGTAGCTTAATTCGTTGGGCAGGTTCTTCGTTTGCCCAATACACAACTTTGAATTTTTGTTTGATGTAAGATGATGCAAGGAAACAACAAAAGGTAGTCTTACCTACTTCAGGTCGAGCAAATAATATACCTAGATTACCCTTATCCATTCCTTTAACTTTTTCTTGGATAAGGTTGAATTGAAAAGGGAAATCGTTCTCCCCTGCTTCCTCTTCAAGTAGTTGAGCTAAGTCGCTCTCAACAATATTGTAGGTAGTCTTGTCGCTGATCCTACCATCTTCGACTGCATCAATAAGCCTACGTAGTTCACCAAACTCTTCATTCTCTCCAGTAAATATCTCTAAGGCTTTCTCGCCTATCTGTCTTGCCCTATCTCTGAGCCACAGATTGTTGACCAAGTCTAGATGAAGTTCATCGTTACCTGACACAGTATCTTCTAATTCAGATATAACTTCTTGTACTCTGTTTCTAGCTGAGTCAGGCATGGCAGGATTTCTATCATTAAATACTCCTGCAAGTTCAGACTTAGTTAAAGTCTTGGCATACTTTGTGTGGGAATATACAATTGTGTCAAAGATATCTTTTAGTTCCCTATCAAACATATCTCTATCTATTTTGTTCTTTACCTTTGCAAAGAAATCAACATCTAAACAAAATCCTAAGACTTGTTTATCTA